GACGAATCCAAGGAAAAGATCGAGGCCGCAGAGCGCGTCAAAGCGGACATGAACTACGAGTTGACCGAGCGCATGGTCGAGTACCGCCCCGAGCACGAGCGTCTGCTCTACAGCTTGGGTCTGGCAGGGTCTGCGTTCAAGAAGGTCTACTTCGACCCCAACCTTGGGCGTCAGGTGGCTATCTACATCCCTGCGGAGGACGTGATCGTGCCTTATGGTGCGAGCCACATTGAGACCGCAGAGCGTGTGACGCACGTCATGCGCAAGACCAAGAACGAGCTACGCAAGCTACAGGCTGCGGGCTTCTACCGCGACGTTGACCTCGGAGAGCCTGAGCCATACCACAGTGACATCGAGGAGCGCAAAGCCGAGGAGGGCGGGTTCTCGCTCACCGACGACAACCGCTACGCGCTGTACGAAATTCACGCCGACCTCGTTATCGACGGGGTTGACGATTCGGACGACGACATTGCCAAACCTTACGTTGTCACGCTGGAGCGCGGCTCGGGGGAAATTCTGGCAATCCGCCGTAACTGGAACGAGGACGACGAGTTGATGCTGAAGCGTCAGCACTTCGTGCACTACGTCTACGTTCCGGGTTTTGGGTTTTACGGGCTTGGCCTCATCCACATCATTGGTGGATACGCGAGGGCGGGCACATCCTTGATACGGCAGCTTGTAGACGCTGGTACCCTCTCAAACCTCCCGGGGGGTCTCAAGTCTCGTGGCCTACGTATCAAGGGTGATGATACGCCGATTGAACCCGGCGAATGGAAGGATGTGGACGTGCCGTCGGGGTCTATCCGCGACAACATCATGCCCCTTCCGTACAAGGAGCCGAGCCAAACTCTGCTCGCGTTGCTGAACCAGATCACGAACGAAGGGCGTCGTCTGGGCGCTATCAGCGACCTCAACATATCGGACATGTCTGCAAACGCCCCAGTGGGTACAACGCTTGCGCTCCTAGAGCGTACGTTGAAGCCGATGGCAGCAGTGCAGGCCCGTGTCCACTATGCCATGAAGCAAGAGTTCAAGATGCTCAAGTCAATCATGGCAGAGCACGCTCCTGCGGAGTACGGCTACCAGCCGCACCGTGGCGAGATCAGCGCACGTCAAGCGGACTACATGATGGTGGACGTGATCCCCGTCAGTGATCCCAACAGCTCGACGATGGCGCAGCGCGTTGTGCAGTACCAAGCGGTGTTGCAGATGGCGCAGTCTGCCCCGCAGATTTACGACCTACCTGCCCTACACAGGCAGATGATTGAGGTTCTTGGCATCAAGAACGCAGACAAACTTGTTCCTACACGGGACGACGCGAAACCGACCGATCCGGTCAGCGAGAACATGGATGCACTCACGGGCAAACCGATGCGGGCGTTCATCTACCAAGACCATGCCGCGCACATTGCGACCCACACGTCGTTTATGCAGGACCCGATGATCGCGCAGATGATCGGACAAAACCCGCAAGCGCAGCAAATCATGGCGTCTCTACAGGCGCACATCGCAGAACACCTTGGCTTCCAGTATCGTCAACAGATCGAGGAGAAGCTGGGTGCACCCCTTCCACCACCGGGCGAAGAGCTTCCAGAACAGATCGAAGTGGACTTGGCACGATTGGTGGCAGATGCAGGACAGCAGCTTACGCAACAACATCAACAGCAGGCAGCGCAGCAGGCCGCACAGCAGCAGGCTCAGGACCCTATTTTCCAGCAGAAACAAGCCGAGCTTCAAATCAAGGCTCAAGATGTCCAGCGCAAAGCACAGAAAGATGCTCAAGATATGCAGCTCAAACAGGCAGAGTTGCAGCGTAAAGCCCAGAAAGATGTCCTCGACGCAACGCTTAAAGCGAAGGAAATTCAGATTGACGAGCAAGAACTCCAGCTTGATGCCCAGAAGGAGGGTGTGCGCGTAGCCGCAAACCGCCGCAAGGACAACAACAAGCTCGATTTGGAGATCGCTAAGCTCATGCAGAGCAAACCTAAGCGGGGTGAATAATGGCAAAAACCGTCTTTGACGTGCTTAAAAAACACATCGACGAGCAAATCTCGTCTGCACAAGACTTCTTGAACGCGGGGTCCGCTAAGGATTACGCGAACTACAGGGAGATTGTTGGCCTCATTCGGGGTCTTGAAGCCAGCAAGCAATACATTGAAGACCTCTCGCGCAACTATATGGACAATGACGATGACTGAACCGCAAAAAATCGTAGTACCCGCTGAGCTACAGAAGCGAATGGACGAAGCTGCCGCTGCGGCTGAACCCGTAGAAGAACGGGTAATTACGGACGAAGAATGGGAGGCACAACTCCCGAAACCAACGGGCTACCGAATCCTTATCGCACTGCCTGATGTCGATAAGTATTACAAAGGTAGCACCCTGCTGAAGACTTCAGACGTGATGCACCGAGAGTACATCATGTCGATTATGGGCATTGTGTTGGATATGGGGCCTGACGCCTACACCGACACTGAGCGCTTCCCTAACGGCCCGTGGTGTAAAGAAGGCGACTACGTGATGTTCCGCATGAACACAGGTACTCGCTTCAAGGTGAACGGCAAGGAGTTCCGTCTGATGAACGACGACTCCATTGAAGCTGTAATCCCTGACCCTAGCGGCATCATGGCAGTTTAAGGAGGTTACCATGCCCTTTCAAAAAGTAGAGTTTGAATTTCCTCATGAAGAGGAAGCCAAGGACCGTAAGATCGAAATCGAGCCGTCCAGTGCGGAGGAAGTAGATGTTGGCGGTAAAAAGGCTAAAGCAAAGGCTGAGAAGCCTGCACCTGTCGTTGAAGACGAAGTGGATACTGATGACGACGGATATGAGATTGAAGTGGTTGACGATACGCCGAAAGCAGATCGCAATCGTAAGCCCTCTGATCCGCCTGAAGACGTTACTGAGGACGAGCTGGAAGAGTATTCCGAGAAAGTCCGCAAGCGTATCCAGCATTTCAGCAAGGGTTACCACGACGAGCGTCGAGCTAAAGAACAGGCTCTGCGCGAGCGTGAAGAGCTGGAAAGGCTGTCTCAACAACTTGTTGAGGAGAACAAAAAGCTCAAAGCCAACGTAAACAAAAATCAGACAGCGCTGCTCGAACAAGCTAAGAGAAGTGCAGCGTCTGAGTTGGAAGCTGCCAAGAAGGCATACAAGGACGCGTATGAGGCTGGTGACTCAGATGCCGTTCTTGCTGCGCAAGACAGCTTAACAAATGCTAAGATTAAGGCCGATAGGCTAAACAATTTCAAGTTACCAGCTTTACAGGAAACCGAAAATCCTGTTAAGGTGGAAACACAAACCGCTCCAGCGCCTGTTCAGGTGGACCGTAAAGCGGAGGCTTGGCAAGAAGCTAACCCGTGGTTCAATCAGGACATAGAGATGACAAGCTATGCGCTGGGGTTGCATAATAAACTTGTCCAAGAGGGAATCAGCCCTCAGAGTGACGAATACTACGAGCGGATTGACACTCGTATGCGACAGTTATTCCCCGAGAACTTCGAGGATGAACCGGAGGTACAGGCGAAGCCAAAACGCAAATCTAACAATGTGGTTGCACCCGCTACGCGGAGCACAGCGCCTAAAAAGATTAGGCTAACGCAAACACAGGTTACACTAGCAAAACGGCTGGGTCTTACCCCAGAACAGTACGCCAAACAGGTTGCAGAAGATATGAGGAAGAACAATGGCTGAGAATCGTATAAACCGGGACGCTGAGTCTCGTGAAAAAACGACCCGCAAAAAGGCTTGGCAGCGTCCAGAGGTGCTACCGTCACCCAATCCCGAGCCGGGTTACGCATTTCACTGGGTCCGTGTGAGTACCCAAGGTCAGGTTGATGCCACGAATGTGTCTTCCAAACTGCGTGAAGGTTGGGAGCCTGTAAAGGCTGTAGACCACCCAGAGATTACGATGGTTGCTGTCGAGAACGAACGGTTCAAAGACAACATCGTGATTGGTGGTTTGATGCTTTGCAAAGCCCCTACGGAACTCGTAGAAGAGCGTAACGACCATTACGGTCAACAAGCACGCGCTCAAATGGAGTCCGTTGATAACAACCTAATGCGCGAGAGCGACCCTCGTATGCCGATCTTTAGTGATCGCAAAACGAAGGTCACATTTGGTAACGGAACCTAATAGGAGCTAAACATGGCTTATCCTACTGTAAGTGGGCCATACGGCCTAGTTCCGGTAAAACTGTTGAGCGGCTCTCCTTTCGTGGGCGTAACTCGTCACTTCAAGATTGCAAGTGGCTACGCTACCTCCATTTTCTACGGAGATGCTGTCAAACTGGTTACCGGAGGCACCGTCGAGCGTGATACGTTTGATGCTGCTATGACACCTGTCGGTGTCTTTCTTGGTTGCACGTACACTGACCCCAACCTTGGCTACAAGGTCTGGCGTCAATCGTACCCTGCGAGCACTGTCGCGTCTGACATCGAGGCATTTGTCGCCGATGGCACTGACATCCTGTTCAAAGTTGCTGTTGTGTCGTCTGGTACGACCATTGGTGACCTTGCACAGAC